AGGTGATGCTGTCGCCCTTGGTAGCAAGGTTGGTGGCGGGAATGCCAAATTTGACGCGGTAAAGCCAATAATACTTATACTTGCCGTTGGCTTTCTTGGCGCGAAAACCGACAGCAACGGGATCACCACCGTCCTCGGTAGAGGAGATGATGACACCGTTTGAGTCAATCGTAGCTCCCGTGAGATCGGAAGCAACGATAGCACCGAGTTCATCAATGCCGAGAGAAAGAGTGCCACTCTTAAACTCCTTGACGATTTCAGCAGCACCGTCATCCGCATAGAGGGTTGCTTCAGCAAGCTCAACGGAAAGGTCTGCGGTCATCGCCTTCGCCAAGGAGGTGGGAGCGCCGTAGGACTCGTTGCCCTCTGCATCCTCGGTAATCTTGGCGTAATAAAGTTTGTCAAGTCCGATTGTTGCCATAATTTATATTTCCTCCGTTTCATAGTGTTTTGCTACGTCCACAACATAGTGGTGATAGCCTGTATCGGTTTCGTAACCGATGTATTGTCTGTTCGTAATCGTGATGTCTGCGCCGAACAGTGCGCGGATAATACGATTTTTATCGGCACCATAGTTGCCTTTGCAGTAAAGTGAGATACGCGCCTCCTGAACATCGTACATCGGTGCGTTGTCCGCACTGAGGTCAAAAGTATCTGTCAGCGGAACAACAACGATGTATTTGTCCGGGGCGACATCTCCGAATACGCCTGTTTCAAGAGGAATATTCAAAGGTGTAAGTGCCGTATTCAGATCTGCCAAGAGACTCACAGCTTATCTACCTCCTCTTCAAACTTTTTTATCATAGCCGCCTCACATGCTGATTTTGATGCTGACTTGGCGGGTTTCAAAAAAGGCTTTGCAGGCTGCCCGTGTCTTCCGTATTCAAGAATGTTTGCGATTTTGGCGTTACTGCCGCCATCGGAACGAGGCTCTGCAAAACCGATTTTAATATTATGGTTACCGTCCCTATCCACCTTGGCGGGTGTCATACCAAGAGAACGTTCAAGCTCTCCCGTGGAACGGGAATCAACCTTCGTATCTCTGCCGACTACGGCAGAAAGATTGCTCTTAACCTTGGCAAGAACCACTTCTCCGCCCGCTTCAAGAACACGCTCGGAGATTTCATCGGTTTTGGCTCCCAAGGTCGATAGCCGCTTTAGAAACTCATCGGGAAGTTGTACTTCTGCTTTAGCCACGGGTAGCCACCACCTTTCGTGCCATTACTTCAAGGTACATCCCGCGCCCGCGAACATTCTCAACGGAAATAATGTCGAACTTCTCACCGTTGCACATTAAAATGTTGTCGGTTGTAATCGTAACACCGGGAATGATGCGAAAGCGGAATAGGTCGGTAGCATCGCTGAAGGCGGCAAGATTAGCCCATCTCTGGGAACCGTGCCGCCCTTCACGATAAGCACGGACTGATGCCACACCCTCATAAACGGAAGTGGCAAAGCCTTCTGCGTCTTTTTTGTTTTTGAAAATGCCGATGTCAATATAAGTGTTCATTTTACCAATGCTCATATTCACACCTTCCACTCTCTGTCAAGGCGCAAAAGCAAATTGACCGTGTTCCATACTTGCGTTGCCGCCTGCGGATTATCCGCAAAGAAACCGCCTGTGCTTCCGTCACGGGACTCATAGAAATGAGAGGCAAGCATAATCACGGCTTGTTCGGTTGTGGCGGGCATTGCGGTTTCCTTATAAGTCCCTTCGGGGATATGCTGATAGCTTTCTGCATACGCTACGGCGGCGGTGATGTAGCTTTGCAAAAGAGCGTCGTCAGCCGAATGTTCAAGAATAAGGTTTTGCTTGACCTTCATCAGCAAAGTTTCCATCACCGTCACCTCCTAACGTCAGGCAGTAGTAGTACCCTTTATCTGAAGGACTTTGATACCCTCGGGAACGACCACTCTTGCATCGAGACGCTTGGTTGCAAGGAAGCCAATGTGACCCGTGGTTGCGTAAAGTTCGTTGAGTCTCTTGAAGGTAATACCCTCACGGTCTCCGATCCAATACTTACGGAAATCACCAAATGCGATAGCCTTTGCGCCGGCTTCGATGGTAGGCATATACGGAGTGGTGATTACGGTTCTGCCGAGGAGCGTATCGGGAGTTCCCTCCTTAAGACCCGACTGCCAGAGATACTGACCATTGGAATCCTTAAGGGTGCGGATGGCAGCAACGGTTGCATCGTTGAGCAGCCAAACAGCATTGGGTCTGTAAGGACCGCGAAGCGAGTAGTAGAGCTTGATCAGCTCATCTGCGGTGATTGCGGTTGCAGATGCGGTAGTAACACCGACCTCTGCACCCTCGGTATCATGAAGGATACCATAAGGCTTGCCAACGCCATCACCCGTGATGAAGGCTTCCTCCTCTGCCTCTGCCATACGAGCAACAAACTGTGCTCTGAAGTGAGACTCAAGGTCAAATGCGGAATCCTGAAGGAGTTCCGAGGATACCTTCACAAGTGCGGTGAGCTTGTGAGCGCCGATGTTCTTCTGACCGAAGGTTTCATTGGTCTCCACAATCTCTTCACCCTCATCAGTCCAAGCCGCCTTTGCCTTGGTCTCAAGAACGGGAATCTTGAGAGAACCGGAAGCGGTCTTGAAAACGTGTGCCAGCTTACGGATGACCATCGTATCGTTGAGAGTCTCAATCAAGGTCTTCTCAAAGTGGTCGGGAACGAGATATCCGCCGTCCGCATCGGGAGAAAGCGTAAGCGCATTCTTCATAACGGTGCCGGGCGCGGTACGCATCATATTCCAGAACGCCTTCTTGTAGTTATCGGTCTCTCTGCCCGTCTTCATATCTGCGGTGGCAGCGTCAGGCTTGGTGGTGAGAGGCGTGCTGGTGGCGCGGGACATCTCCTTGTCCATCGCGTCAAGTCTCTCCATACGAGAGATTTCAGTGCCGAGGTCGATGACTTCCTGCTCCAGTCTGGAGTATGCAGCATCATCCTCGACAGAAAGAGTTCCCTTTTCGCTTCTATGAGCGTCAAGGAAGGTCTGTGCGGCAACAAGTGCCTTAGCGCGCTTTTCGCGCAGTTCATTGATAGTCATAATTATTCCTCCAATTTTTAATTTTTCAAAAGTTTGAGTCGCTCGTAAAGGTCATCAACCTTGCGACCCGTAGGTTGAGGTTCTTTCGGCTGAATTTTTGCAGCTTCGGCAATCATTTTGTGGCGCATCTTATTCATAAGAGCGACCTCGACTGCCTTTCTTGAAAACAGCATAGATGCCTTGGGTGCATCATCGGTGTTTTCAGTGGGTGTGGAGTCTTCGGAGTCGGTGGCAACGTCAGTGGTGATATCTGTCTGCACTGCACTCTCACGTGCAAGAATACCGTCAATAAAACCAAGCTCCAGTGCTTTGTTTGCGTCCATCCAAGTTTCCGCATCCATAAGGTGTGCGAGCTTGGCGCGGGACAGCCCAGTCTTGATTTCATAAGCATTGATGATGGACTCCTTGACGTTGGCAAGCATATCGATTGCCTTCTCCATCTCGCCTTCATCGCCCATAGCGACCGTCATAGGATTGTGGATCATCAACATTCCCACGGGGGACATCAAAACCTCGGTACCTGCCATAGCAATAACGGAAGCAGCCGAAGCCGCGATGCCGTCAATCTTGACCGTGACAGAACCTTTGTAATCCATCAGCATATTGTAGATTTGAGCTGCCGCCACACAATCTCCGCCGGGGCTGTTGATCCAAATGGTAATATCACCGCTGTCGGATTCAAGCTCCTCGCGGAAAAGCTGTGGTGTGATATCATCATCAAACCAACTTTCCTCTGCGATGGTGCCGTTGAGGTGCAGAGTTCTCATTGCCGGAGTCGTCTCCGTCTGTGCCTGATTCGTCCAATTCCAAAACTTCTTCATCGGGTGTTTCCTCCTTTCCGTTATCGTTGGTGTTTGTATTTGCAAAAGCACCCGCGTCTTTCATCGGGAGCATATTGCCGTTAATAAGGTAAAGGTCGCCGCCCTCCTCTGTGGGGATGCGGTCGAGGTTTTCTAGCTCACGGATGTCATTCGCTGACATCCAACCATTCTGGCGACCGATGGCATAACCATTCATACGGCTTTGATAGTCGCCCCTCAAAAGACCTTCAACATTGAATTTGACATAGTATTTTTTCTTTTCCTCTGCAGTGAGAAGTGAGCGCATTATCGATTGCTCCCAGCGTATCACCCACGGGTCGAGAGTATACTTTACAAATTCAAGGGACTGTTGCTCAATATTGGAAAAGCTCGACTTTTCAAGGTCACCCACCATATGAGGCGGGACTCTGAAAATTCGAGCTATCTCATTGATTTGAAATTTTCTTGTTTCAAGAAACTGTGCCTGTTCGGGCGAGATGGAAATAGGGGTATATTTCATACCCTCTTCCAAGACCGCAACCTTGCCGGAGTTAGAAGAACCGCCGAACTGACTTTGCCACGCTTCTCTCACTCGGCTTGGGTCCTTAATCGTGCCGGGATGCTCAAGGACACCCGATGGTGCTGCGCCGTTCGCAAAGAACTTGGCTCCAAACTCCTCACAGGCAATCGCCATACCGATAGCGTTCTTCGCCATTGCGATAGGGCTGTAACCGACAAGCCCGTCAAAGCCAAGACCGGGAATGTGAAGCACGTCGGAAGGCTTCAAGATGACTGACGAGCCATTCATCGTAGGCGCTTCATCATTTGAACGCTGATAGGTGTAATAAAGCTGTCCGTTTTCATCTCGGTCAACGCTCATCTTATTCGGCATCAAGGGATACAGAGCAATGACCTCATTTTTACCGTTGCGGATGATTTGCGCATACGCATTTCCCCACAGCAAAAGATGTGTCATCAGCGTTTCTCTGAAAACAAAACTTGACATTTCGGGGTTCGGCTCATCGTGAAGCAACAGGTAAAGCGGATGGTCAATGGCTTTTTCTTTGCCGCCACTGTCGGTATATCTGTATAGATGCAACGGCAACCCTGCGACTGCTTCGGCAAGAATGCGGACACAAGAATAAACGGCCGTCATCTGCATTGCGGAACGCTCGTTTACAAACTTCCCCGAGGTCGAGCCTCCCATAAAGAATGTATAAGAGCTTCCCGCCGTACTGTTTTTAGGCTTATCGCGGGACCTGAATAGTCCTGAAAAGATACCCATATGAAATTACCTCCTCATATAAACAAAAGCCCGCGTCCGTCATAAACGCTGGCACTGGTATCATTACCACAGCGAATCGCACGGTCAAGCGCCATAATCGTCGCAACTGCGCCGTCAATCTTTTCTGTGGATTTTTCTTTGTCGGGTTTAATATTACCCGCCGGGTCTGTACGGATATAGATGTTGTCCATCATCCATCGAAGTACCGGGTGTCCTTCGTGAGCAATGCTCTGTTCCAACACCAGCTTCATCAGCTCTTTGGTCGGTGGCGACATATCCTTAAAGCCCTGTCCGAAAGGAACGACCGTGAATCCCATTCCCTCAAGGTTCTGCACCATTTGAACGGCTCCCCAGCGGTCAAAAGCAATCTCCCGAATATTGAAGCGCTCACCAAGACGCTCGATGAATTTCTCGATGTACCCATAGTGAACAACGTTGCCCTCGGTGGTTTGCAGATACCCTTGCCGTTCCCAAACATCATACGGCACGTGGTCGCGCCGGACACGAAGCTCAAGGCAATCTTCGGGAATCCAGAAGTACGGAAGAATTACAAAGCGGTCATCTTCGTCCCCCGGCGGGAAGACCAAAACAAAAGCCGTAATATCCGTAGTCGAAGAAAGGTCAAGTCCACCATAGCAAACACGCCCTTCAAGGTCATCCTCATTGGTGGCAAAAGCGCATTTGTCCCACTTATCCATCGGCATCCAACGCACCGCTTGCTTGACCCACTGATTCAAACGGAGCTGTCTGAATGCGTTCTCTTCAGCCGGGTTTTGCATTGCAGACTCACAAGCGGCACGAACCTTGTCGATGCCGACGGTAATTCCAAGGGAAGGATTGGCTTTCTTCCATACCTTGGGGTCAGTCCAATCGTCTCCCTCATCTGCGCCGTAAATAACGGGATAAAAGGTGGGGTCGATTTTTCTGCCCTCAAGAATGTCTTTTGCCTTTTGATGTGTTTCGTAGCAGATGGATTTCGTATCTGTTCCCGCTGTGGTTATAAGAAAATACAGCGGTTGCATACGAGCATCTCCCGAACCCTTTGTCATAACGTCAAAGAGCTTTCGATTCGGCTGCGTATGAAGCTCATCAAAAACAACACCATGTATATTAAAGCCGTGCTTGGAGTAGGCCTCGGCTGAAAGAACTTGATAAAAGCTGTTTGTCGGATTATATACGATACGCTTTGCAGCGGTAAGTATCTTCACCCTTTTCGACAGTGCGGGACACATACGCACCATATCTGCGGCAACCTCGAAAACGATGGAAGCCTGTTGACGGTCAGCGGCACAGCCGTAAACCTCGGCACGTTCCTCATAATCTCCGCAGGTAAGAAGCAATGCCACTGCTGCGGCAAGCTCCGACTTGCCCATTTTTTTAGGAATTTCGATGTATGCGGTATTGAACTGCCTATAACCATTTGGCTTTAATATTCCAAACAGATCGCGGATGATTTGCTCTTGCCAATCAAGAAGCTCGAACCGTTTCCCCGCCCATGTGCCTTTTGTGTGGCAGAGTTGCTCTATAAAATCTACAGCGTGGTCGGCAGCAACTTCGTTGTAGCGAGAGTCTTTTGCCTTGAACTTCGTTGGCTTGTATTTCTTTCTCTGTGCGATGATGCCGCCTCCTTTCAGTGTAATAAAAAAACAGCCCATCGGCTGTAACGAGGAAAGAGCCTCTCGGCTCAATCCCTTTGGTATTAAAATGATGTGTATTCGGTCATTCTCGGCTCTCCCTTTAAAATCGTAAAGGTACAGCCGCCGTAAAACTTATCTCCGTCCTTGGCGGTAAGGCTCCACTCAAGAGCACGTGTAATCGTGCTGTCTTGCATTCGACAACCATCGGCACGTATCTGCAAAAGCAATGCTTTTAGGTCTTTTGAGGATCGGCAGTGAAAGCAATATTCGCCTGCGATGCTGTATTCTGCGTGGTAAATCATAACTCTTCACCTGTCAGGATAAAATGAACGTAGGCTTTCTTGTTTTCTTCAATGAACATCACGAGCTCATATAAATCCATACCAAAAGCGATTTTTTGAACGGCATTGGTATCAAACATATTCGTAAGACCCGTGTCGCGGATCTTTAGGATTTGTTCTTTGATCTGCTCACTCATCATCGGCAATCCTCCTGCAAGCATCCTCACCATAAACAACACCAAGTCCCGAACCGCAGTCCCAACGCACGTGGATCGTGCCAACGTCATCAATGCACCGAACAGTTCCGCGGCATCCGGGGACAAGGGTTGTGTTGTAAGGGTCGTTCATTTTCGTAAGCTCAACGCGGCATCCGATAGGATATTCTTTTTTGAGCCTTGCCAAGGCTTCCTTACTGATTATGAACATCATTCCGTCACCCCCTTTGCGCCACTTTTAAATGCGGAAGAGCCTGAAAGGTTGCGAAGAAGTATTTTGCGCTCGGTCTTATATTCCTCACCGATGAATCCAAGGCGCAAAAGAAAGCAGCGGAATGCGTATTTTTCGTTGTCCACCGCTTTTTCTTTTGCGGTGATGCGTTTCTGCGTTCTTGCCATATTGCAAAGTGCCGTGATGAAATGCATATAAGCGGTTACCTCGGTTGTATCGCCGTAGGGTCGGAACCAAGGGAACTCGATGCGGTCTCCTACCTTGTTTATGGGAAGAGTGTCAGCGCCGAGCGCTTTCTTTATAAGGTTGCCCTTGGCGTCAACGATTGCCTGAAGGTTTACAAGTGCTGTGTCGGTAAGCTCGGTGGCGGGTATCTGAATGCTGATTCCCGTGGGGTCGCCTACTGCCTTGAAGCTGTCATCGGTTTCGTCCTCTTCGGTGTGGCTCTGGTCAATGTCAAAGCCCTCATCATAGATGTGTTCAAGCAAACGCTCGACCACTTCGCTGTCAATAAGGTCGCTGAAGGTAAGGCTTCCGTCCTTTTCAATGGTGAAGCGGTCGATTTCGTATGCGAAGGTAGGTGCGCCGCAGTAGTGAGCTTCTTCACCGAGCCACGTTGCGATGGTTTTTACGAGGCGCTTGCGTTCTGCGCCTTGGGCGTTGATTGTGATTGTCATTGCTATTCCCTCCTTAAGCCTCAAGCAGTTCTTTGAGTTTGGCGTTAACCGCGGCCGTTCCAACCGCTATGGTTTCGATGTAGCCTTTGGAAAGAATAACCTGATCGAGTCCGTTGACGCCAAGCGTGTACTTACGCGCACCGTATTTTGCGTTCACCTTATTCCAAAGTGTTTTGGTGTTTTCTGTAATTGCGGATAATCCTTTTTTTGCAGTCATGTGTGTTACCTCCTTGTTCTTTGGTATACACATATTAACTCTAAAACCGATAAATATCCAGTCATTTTGGAGATAATTATGTGTAGAATACAGGGGGTCTTATTCGGCATCATTTTGTGTATAGTACACGATACCCGCAAGCACAAAAAATACGCACGGCAGAGCCACACCATTGCCCCAGAGCTTATACTCTGCTGAATCGGAGTGCGGGTTGGAGAGCCACTTGCGGACTTGCTTTTCGGTCTTGGGTTTGCAAGCGCCTATGACCCTTGCATAAGTGTTCCATACCTCAATCCAGAAAGCAACCGATTCATCGGTAGGATTCTGTTCTTCAAGGTCCTCACACCAGTAATCCGGGAAACCTTGAAGTCTTGCACATTCCGTAGGGGTCAACCTCCGCACAGTATAGCTTGCTTCCATCACCCCGTTATGATGTCCGGGACAGGTACCATTGACAACGGTATTGCCACAGTCTTCAAGGAAATACTGACCGACATCGCGGGAAGCCGAAGGATCAAAGCCGTAAGGATATGCCACAGCACCCGGTCCTTTTGCCACCATCGTAGGTTGTGTTTCTTCCGAGAAGGACGGAGCGAATTTTGCGTTCTTGCCTTGGTTAAAGGTATCTCGACCGATACCATAGCAAACGGCATTAGGGTCTTTGAAGTCTCTCGCCATAAGCGTTGGGGACTTATCTTCCTCTACTTGCGTAAAGCTCCCCGTGGTCATTGCATAAACGGCGTGACGGTCGATGGTGTTTAAGGTAAAGGATATATCCTCGCTGATACCATCGCCTTGGGGACCGTTGCTATCTTTACGGCCAATCATCGAGCCTTGCAAACAAACAGCGGGTTCTCCGCCGTGCGTACAAGTTAGCGTGGGAGCCTTCTCTTCGGTTACGTTGCAAGAGGACTTACCGCCACCCTGATCCACACAAACAACTGCAATGCCACCTTGATTGCAAGATGGATTTCCACCGTTGCCATCAAGGGTACGAGAAGTATCCGCAGCATAAATGCCGCTGTGGGGATTGGCGGATTTCATTGCGTTACTGTCCTTGGAACAGATGCCGAAGGGCTGAAGCACACAGTTGAAATTGTCCTTATCGGGCATACGCTGATTGCCGCCTGCATTCTTAGTGGTCAAAGCTCCTGTGACTTGCTTTCCATCCCAGTTAGAAGGAACAAAAACTGTCTGGTCATTGTTGCAAGCAAGAGTCGCAGATTTATCTTCTTGGATAAGCGCACCCTTGCCACCACCTTCACAGCCGCAGCGGATTTTCATAACAAGCGGTACATTGTTTCCGCCCGTTCCCATACGTGAAGTCAGGGTTTGAATCGAATCCCCTTCCTCCACCTTGATTCTACCATCAGCGGGATGATTTTCAAGCGCAATGGCGGCAGGAACAACACCCGCACGGAGCGTAGGAGAACGCTCCTCCTCATAACCGATGCTACGGCTATTAGCCGAATGCTCGGTACAAAAGCCTGCGCTGTCCATCACACAAGGCGGGTGATGCGCCTCGGCTCGAAGCGTACAAGTTACCTCATCGGTAACATCCATACGATTGCCGCCTTGGTCGTTAAGCACTACGCCGTTGCGCCCCGTGGACATACCGCAGTTGACACCGAGAGTGGAAGCCTTATCACTTACGCTTCCGTTGTACCCATCGATGCTTGACGCTCCAGAGCAACCTTCAAGATTGTTGGTAACTCTTTGCCACGCACGGAAGCCCTCCGCAGAATACCTTGACAAGCCCTCGGACTTAAATAATACGTCTCCGGCACTCCCACCTGCAAAATCTGCGACAAGAAAGATGCGGCGTCTTCGTTGGGGGACTCCCCAGTATTGAGCGTCGAGAGTTCTGTATGCCACGCTCCATCCGTCTCCCAAGTAGAGGTCTGCGTAAGGCCATCCACCTTCAGGCGCAGGCACCTCGGCATTTTCTTCGACGATGCCGATGACCGTTTCAAGGACGGATTTGAAGTCTTTTCCGTTGTTTGAGGAGAAGGCGCCGGGGACGTTCTCCCATACGATATATCTTGGATATTTTCCATTCGTTGCATTCCTCATTTCTTTAATGATGCGGATGGCTTCATAAAAAAGAGATGACCTTGACCCATCAAGACCATCTCGTTTGCCCGCCACCGACATATCCTGACAGGGCGAACCGAAAGTGATTATATCTACGGGTTCTATCTTGCCGCCATCCATAGCAGAGATATCTCCGTAATGTTTCATAAAAGGTATGCGCTTGGTCGTTACTCTTACGGCAAACGGCTCCACCTCGGATGCCCAAACGGGAGTGATTCCCGCAAGCATCCCGGCAAGAGGAAAACCGCCCGAGCCATCGAACAAGCTGCCGAGTTTAAGATTCTGCATTATTTGCCTCCACTTCTTTTACGAGTTCAGAATATGGGACGCGCTCACCATCGCGGATAACGTAAACACCGTCTGCATCCCCCGTATTCTCTACATATCTGCGGAGAATGACCGAGGCATATTTCTCATCAAGCTCCATCGCATAGCAGATGCGATTCATCTGCTCACAAGCCATAAGCGTTGAGCCGGAGCCGCCGAAGGTGTCGATTACGATGGCGTTTTCCTGTGAGGAGTTCCCTATGGGATATGCCAGAAGGTCAAGCGGCTTACTTGTGGGATGGTTCGCGTTACGCTTGGGTTTATCAAAATTCCAAATGGTTGTCTGCTTTCTGTCGGAGTACCATCTGTGCTTACCGTTTTGAAGGAAACCATAAAGCACGGGTTCGTGTTGCCACTGATAATCCGAGCGTCCTAGCACAAGGCTGTTCTTGGCCCAGATGCAAACGCCCGCAAGGTGGAACCCTGCGTCAATAAAAGCGCGGCGGAAAGTGAGTCCCTCGGTGTCAGCGTGGAATACATAAGCGGAGCCGCCCGTCTCCAAGTGCGCGACCATATTATCGAAAGCACTGCGAAGGAAGTTATAGAACTCTTCGTCCTTCATGCTGTCGTTTTGAATGGTAAGACCGCTTTTACTCTTAAACGAAACACCATAGGGCGGATCGGTAACGATAAGATTGGCGCGTTTGCCGTCCATCAGTTTGGCAACGTCATCGGCGCTCGTAGCATCGCCGCAAACGAGTCTGTGCCTACCAACCGTCCAAACATCGCCGGGTTTTACAAAAGCGGCTTTTTCAAGGGCGGCGGTAAGGTCATAGTCATCGTCCTCGGCTTCGATGTCCTCTTTTCCAAAGAGGTCTGCCAGCTCATCTTCACCAAAGCCGGTGAGAGAGACATCAAAGGCTTCTCCTTGCAAGGCTTCAATCTCGACACGGAGCAGTTCTTCGTCCCACCCTGCGTCAAGCGCCATACGGTTGTCAGCAATAATGTAAGCCTTTTTCTGTGCTTCGGTCAAATGATCCACAAAAACACACGGTACTTCGTGGATGCCCTCTTCTCGGGCAGCAAGAATACGACCGTGACCGGCGATGATGCCAAAGTCACGGTCGATGATTACGGGATTGATAAAGCCGAACTCACGGAGGCTGGAACGGAGCTTGTTTATTTGCTCGGGGCTATGAGTTCTTGCGTTGTTAACGTAAGGAACGAGCTTGTCGATATGGACAAGCTGCATATCGGTTGTGGTCTTGCTCATAGGATCGCCTCCCTGTAATGACAGCCTTCAGCCATCACCTCATAGTCGCGGTCATAAAGATTGAGCTTTTCGATAATGCCAAGCGGTGTCAAATCGTAGTTTGCGCGGATTTCATCGGCAAGGTCGAGGTCTTTATCGTTTTTTACAACGATGGAAACCGGCTCTGCGATGCCGATGGCATAACCGAGCTGAATCTCACACCACTTAAGGCCGTGAAGGTCGAGCATCTTGCAAGCAAGGTGCCGAGCCATATAGGAAGCACTGCGATCAACCTTCGTTGGGTCCTTACCGCTGAATGCGCCACCACCTACGGCACAATAACCACCGTATTGGTCGCATACGATTTTACGCCCCGTAAGACCGCAATCGGCCGTGGGACCGCCAAGTGTCCAAGACCCGGACGGATTGATTATCAGCTCCGGCAATTCGTGGTCACCGAAAATGTTCTGAATAAGCGCCGTAACCGACGCTTTCACGTCTGCAAGTGCCGACATATCCTTATGGCAGACCGAAACGACAATACTTTTAACGGAATCAAGCGTGGGGTCGGCATCAAGGTCAACGGTGACCTGCGTCTTGGCATCTCCCTTGAAGTGGGACTCTGCGTTGGTATCAATATCATTCTCGATTGCGGCAATAATCTTGTTGGCAAGGTCAAAGCCGAAAGGCAATTTGCTGGTTGTCTCTGCGGTTGCATAGCCGAACATAATGCCTTGATCCCCCGCACCGAGTTTTATCTCGGAAGTTATGGCTTCGTTGATTTCCTGTGATTGCTGACCAATCAGGTTAATAACGGAATCAACCTTGTAGCCGAGCTTGGCGGCAACTCTCTGCACGATGCCGATGTAATCCACCTTGGCACCCGTGGTAATTTCACCACCGAGTACAACGGTATTGTCCTTTACCATTGTTTCAATACCGCAGTGGCTGTTATGGTCTTGGGACAGGCATTCGGTAAGAATGGCATCGGATATTTGGTCGGCAAATTTGTCGGGGTGGTATTTACTGATTTGTTCTGTTGAAAATAATCTCATGTGTTAATATCCTTTCCTTGCGGTCAGCAGTCTTTCCATCACATCGTCTTGGGGATTGCTTCCGCTGTATTCGACCGTGCAGTTCTCACGCACGATTTGGTAAATTTCCGACCAGAGCTTATTGGCTTGCGTCATATATTTGTCCGCAATCGCAACATACGGAGATTGGATCGCCGCGCCCGTGGTAGGATGCTTTGCCAGAAAACCGAGTTCACTGGTGAGCTTCTCACACTGAATCCATCTGGCACTTGCCATAGCGTAACGCTCAATGAGTTGCGGCTGAACAATCGTGGCGCATCCTCGGTCGGAAAGCCATCGCCACACGTTTTCAAATATCTCCGCCGCGCACAGGGTCGAACCGTCCTTTTGCTTTGCGGACAAAAATTCCTGTGGCTTTGGCATCACTTCACCTTCAAGGTCAGCGGGAGTGTCCTTGAAATCAATGACCGTCAGCGGTCGGTGTCCCAAATTACCTTCTGCGATTTTATCCGCAATCGGCTTTTTCGGTCTTCCACCCGAGCCGGGTTTAGGTCCTCTTTGACCCATTTTTCATACCTCCTTTTCCTCCGGGGGCTATTCCCCCGAAAACTTTTGCGAATTTGTGCGTGAAAGCCCCAGCCCGCTGGCGAGAAAAAAGGTCCCGGAGATTTCGACCGCCCCTCCGGGTGTTAACCGCTGTTTTTCGGTTTTCCCGTGTGCCATCTGTCTCCCATCTCTGCTGTGATTCGTGAGTGACACGATTTGCAAAGCGCCATCAGGTTGCTCTCATCGTGAGTGCCGCCGTGGTTCAGCGGCAAAACGTGATGCACTTCTCTTGCAGGTGTCAATCTCTCAGCCTTAAGGCATTCCTCGCAGAGGGGGTGTGCCTTGATGTACCTGTTCCGAATTTTTCTCCACTCCGAGCCGTAACGCTCGCTACTGTCATAAGGACGTTCGTATTTGTTATATCGAGTGTTCATCACCCTTGTGTGTTCCTCGCAGTAACGAGCGTGGGTCAGCTTCGGGCAACCGGGGTAACCGCACGGTTTCTTTGGTTTTGTGGGCATTGGTTACCTCCCATCTTTGTACGAGAAAAGCCCGTGTGAATTGCTCCACACAGGCTTTCGTTTTATATTTTCGCAATTATATTATAGCACAGTTGCAAGGCGGTCATGTTGTGACATTTACGGTCAAATGCGGTCAAAAGCGGTCAACTTTTCAATTTTCCCGATAAAATATCAAACTCACATAAAATCCCGCTGTCAATTTCCGCCATCGTTTCCTTGCTTAAAACGCCTATGTGTTTTGTCAGCCTTTGTTTATCTATGGTGCGTATCTGCTCAAGCAGAACCACCGAACCCTCGCCCAGATTGCCATCGTTATTATGTATGACAACGTGAGTGGGAAGCGGTGGCTTTGACTTGCTGCTTACGGGTGCTACGGTAACCGTGGTGCTGAAACGATTTCCAATATTATTTTGCAAAACGACAACCGGGCGATAACCTCCCTGTTCCGAACCAAAGCCCCAGCCGAGCTTCGCCATATACACATCTCCTCTTTTCACCATTGCCGCATCCTCATATTTCCGTATGATTATCGGGGATAACGAGATGTGCGATTGCGCTGTTGTGTCGTCTTCTTGCCGTGCGCTCTCCCATACACATCACATCTGCGATTTTCTCCCACTTGTAATTGTGTAGGTACCTATAGCGCAAAACTGCCTGCTCTTCCGTATCCTCAAGGGAATCGATAACGCTCCGTATTTCGTCTTTCAAGGTGAGAAGCCTGCTGACTTCGCCCTTGATTTTTTCTTCAAGCTCCATAATCTTGATTATGCACTTTACGAAAGGCGGATCGGTAGGTCTTGTCCCTCCCGTCTTCTCTTCCCAAGAAGGAGATGTAACGCTGTACGACATCTGCCTCAAGCTTTCCAGTTCTTCAAGGTCAGAGGTAATAATTAAATTCAGCCGATAGGCCTGACTCAAATATTCAACCTTTGTCATCGTCCGCACACCCTCCTCAGTTTTTCCATAACCAGTTCTCCGTCCAAATTCGTAAGGGTTCTGTACCAATCGGAGCGAAAGAACTGCTCAAGCTCGGCAAGCTCTTGTTTCGTTCTCTCGCATTCGCTTCTTTTGAGGCTTTTTTTATACGCTTTTTTATAATCTTTCGCAGCCTGAATAATAATTGCGTTTGCGAGATTTTCATATGCTTGAATTTCCGTCATTTTGCCTCCTTACAGTTTTTCGATTTCAATGTATAACCCGCACGGCTCATCCGACCACCTTTTCTCAATAATCTCACGGGCGACCTGTGCGTCATCCTTCCAAAATCCGCATAGTGTCATACAGTCCTTGAGGAGCTTTTGCAGATTATCTGTATCGGGCTTCGTTGATCGCCACTCTCCGTGCTTATGCGATTTTCCGCGGGGGAAGCACCAAATAACTCGGAGTGAAAGAGGTCCATCATAAGGTACCATAGGTTTGTGCGCGTCAAGATGCCCGCAGAGTAGGTCTTTAGCATCTTTGATTTGCGGCGGGTCATAAAATATCGGTTTATTCTTCACTACCCTGACCCTGCGTTCCTGTGCAGTAACCGTAGGCGGGTTCATTGCTAAAAAGAAATTCATTATTTTGTTCCTTTCTGCCTTGAGGACAACGGCAGGGGTCATCGTCAGTGTTGAGGGATACAAAGGCTTGGCTTGCAGCCTTTGTTCCTCACACGTGACAACGCGGGATGGACACATCCTTATATAAAGCCTTTGCTCACCATATAGGCATAGGAAAAATCCGCCTTTGTCTGTCTAAGTGTCGGTCAAAGGGAATTTTCCCTATGTCTGTCCGTTTCCTCAAGAGCTTTTTTTACGTGTAACGATGCCTCGATCATTGTCATAAGCATCATCAAATTCTCCCAAATAGCGTCGAATCGTCTTTTCGTCCAGACCCGTATATTCGGCAATATCCGATACACGAGTAAAGCCATTCTCGGCGCAAATATCAAATGCGGTGTCAATAGCGTTTTTGCGTTCTTCCTTTGTCGTGCGCTTGCTGCTCTTCGAGAGATTCGCAAGCGGCGAGCCTTCCGCATTGGCATTCTCCAAATTGGAGTTATCCAGTCTGTGTATCGGATACTCGAACCAGAAGTTGATGGGCTTAAAGTTCTCGAACTCACGAAGGCTTGACTCCATTCTCCAAGCGGTGGCATTACCGTCACGGACATTATTCGACAAATCATCGTTCAGCTCAAGCTGAATCATATCGAGCTGTGCGTCCGGGTCTCGCGCAAACACACCGCTTCCCGATGCACGATCGATAGCTCTCTTTCCGCCTTGTGCGCCCTTGCTGTGATGATGACAGTAAATCGTAGCGCATCCCGTCTCGGCACATATTTTGTCGAACTGATTACAGAACGCAGCCATATCCGAGGCATTGTTTTCATCACCCGTGATAACCTTGTAAATGGGGTCAATGATAACGGCGCTGTAACCGCTGTCTTTAACCCTGCGGATGAGCTTCGGCACCAAGCGGTCGAGAGGAACCGCAAAGCCACGAAGATTCCAAATCACGATGTTGTCCATATGCTTCATCGGCAAATGCAACGCCTCGTATATTTTCATAAAACGATTGATGCAAGAGGCGGGGTCGATTTCAAGGTTGACGTAAAGAACACGTCCCTGTCTGCACGGGAAGCCGAGCCATGGTTTACCTTCTGCCAAAGCTATACACAGCTCCATCAGCAAAAAGGACTTGCCCGCTTTACTGCTGCCCGAAATCAGCATCTTGTGTCCGCAACGAAGCACTCCCTTGATCAGCTCATCGGGGAGCTTCGGCGGGTTATCCTTATACTCATCAAGAGACACAAGACCGGGGAGCTCGTCGGATGCGCCTTCAACAAAATCAAGCCACTCGACCCAATTCTTACGGCCAATGTTCTCACCGACGATGTATTGATGATTACCGTTTCTGTCTGCTCCGGGCAAACGAGATAAGCGGGAAGGATTGCGGTTTTGTTTATCCACCACAACACCATTCTTTTCAAGAAAATCATAAAGGAACTCGACGCGCTTACGGTATTCGTTATAGTCCTCGGCATCTACCTTCACGATAGCGTGAAGGCTCTTGCCTCCGCTATGTACCAAACACGCAATCGGAAGCTCCAGCTTGCGGTACATCGCATCCTGATCGGCAATCGACATACTGTCGGATTCCACCAAGGCATATTTAAATTTGGTGATATGCTCGTTTTTGACACCTTCTCCGTTCACGGGATTGAAACGAATCCAAGCGCCGGCTTCTTTGTGCCAGTCCCCTATCGTTGCGCCAAGGTCATCGGCATGTTTATCGAGGGAAGCAATGAGTTCTCCTGCCGTGCGGTCATAACACCCCTTGCTTGACGGTTTCCATTTCCCGTCGCTGTCCTCCCACGATTCGGTAACGTAGCTGACAAGGTCGTCAGCTTCAAATAAAAGTGAGAGATATTTTCGCAGCTCTTTGACGGGATTCCAGTTCTCCTCCACCGATGTATAAGGTGTGAGGTCATCTCCATCGTAAGAGATAGTATCCGACCAGTCCATCACGCCGTTCCCCTCGAAAGGTGTCCAGCCGCGCTCCTTTGCCATCTGCACAATGGTCGCTCCCGTGATGGGCGTTCCGCTTCCTTTGAAGGTGCGCCACTTGCGTTCACACTCTCCCTTTTTATAGCGCGTGTCCGCTTGACTCCATCTGTCCCATATCTCCCAAGAGTAGCCCTCCGCTTGAAGAGCCATTCCTACATTCACCCACTCTTGATAGGTGAGCGTTGCCACGTCTATGCGGTCAAGCGCCGACAAAATATTGCTCATCCTCTATCTCCTTTACGGCTTATATTTTGACGGTACCAATCCGTGCGGCACCATCCAATTATTCATTGCCAGACGAGAAATCATCTTGCTGGCATCTTCAAACTTCCAAGTACCGACCTGCAGAAAGCCGTACCTCTCAAGGCAACGAATCTGTTTCGGTGTTGAAAGTCCTTCTTCCTGTCTGCGCTTTAAGCGGTCGATAATCATACTTGCCATTCCCGCATTTGTTACGGTTTCGGCAAATATACCACGCCCTTCGATAAACTGAAGCTGTTTATCCGACGGCGGTGCCATCTCCCACGCAAAGGTGGGAACATAGTTTGACAGGTCCTCCGCCGCAATCGACATCGCGTATTGAAGCGGGTCAACAAGCTGACGTTTACGCTTACGCATTTCCTTAAGTTGCCTTGCAAGTGCCTCTTCCCGAGCCATGAGAACATCCCTCTCCGCCTCTTCTTCCGCTTCAATGAGGTCATATTCCTCATCCGAATCGATGAACCGCGCATCCATACGCTTGGTAATTTCCTCATCCTTTGAGATAAGAGCCGATGGTCTGCAAAGGTCGTGCTTATCCGTCATCCAGAGAAAATCCAACAGCAAAAGATGATCCTTGCCGGGTGCTATGCGCATACCGCGTCCTACCATCTGCTGATAAAGGCTTCTTACCTTTGTTGGGCGCAGGACTACCACGCAATCTACCGCGGGACAATCCCACCCTTCGGTAAGAAGCATACTGTTGCATAACACGTCAAACTGACCGCGCTCGAATCTGTCAAGTATCTCGGCTCTGTCCGCGCTGTTACCATTGACTTCTACGGAACGAAGCCCGTATTTATTGAGCAGATTGCTGAATTTTTGCGAGGTTGCTACAAGCGGCAAAAACACAACTGTTTTGCGTCCTTTACAATAATGCGTCATCTCCTGTGCGATTTGTTCGAGGTACGGGTTAAGGGCCGAGCCGACCTCGCCTACGGCATAATCTCCGTTAGACATTCCCACCCCTGCGATATCCAGCTCAAGGGGAATCATCTGTGCCTTTACGGGACACAAATGCCCTTCTCTGATGGCTTGGCTCATACTGTACTCATAAGCCTTGCTGTCAAAGAACTTACCAAGGTTGCGCTGATCGCCTCTGTCCGGCGTTGCTGTAACGCCAAGAATATTGGCATTCGGGAAATGCTCCAGAACCCGCTGATAGCTGTCCGACAAACAGTGATGTGCTTCATCGATTACGATGTCGGTGAAATAATCGCCGGGAAATCGTTCAAGGCGCTTCTGCTGCGCCAACGATTGCACCGAGCCGATTGTTACGGGAACATTGCTCCCGATTGATGTACTTTCTGCTTTTTCAAGCACGGAGTCAAGACCGCATACCTTTTTCAGCTTGTCTGCCGCTTGATCCAAAAGCTCACCGCGGTGTGCCATAATTAAAGCGCGACCGCCTTTTTCTACTTGATTTTGAACGACCGAGGAAAAGACAACCGTTTTGCCACAGCCTGTGGGGAGAACAAGAAGTGTTTTCCTGTTCCCCACAGACCATTCGTGCAAAATCGCATCTCTCGCCTCTGTCTGGTAAGGTCTGAGAGAAAGCATCGATTATTCCTCCTTAAAACGGAATTTCATCATCGGGTCCAAGCTCTACGAAACCACCGTTATCCCCCGTGAAAAAGGCAGGATCATAGTCGATGAAACGCTCGATATCGTTGGCAACCTTCTCCTCGCCATTATTGTTGGTGTACTTACGGGGCTTGAAGTGTGCTCTGCCCTTGGACCCAACCACACGGTTCCAGTCCATCACGAGTCTCTCCCCGTGCTTCTTCTGTCCGATGCAGCGGAAGAACGAAGAGATTCTCCATTCAAGGCTTCTGTACAGAATGAGGTCAAATTTCACGGTAGCAATACCATCGGGCGTTCTTACCACTGCGGTAATCGCAGCCTTGTTACAAGCGGGAATCTTCTGGCTGCCGGGGAAACGACCGCGCTCGAAGTTCGTAATCTCAAAATTGTAGTCGCCCTCCTCAAGGGTGATAAACTCCTGACCATCGTTTTCAATGGTAGAGTCCCAGTCCATGCACATATCCTGCTGTGCGG